CATTTTATTGCGCTGTTCAGTGTTATCTTGATCTGTCTTAAGGATATTAACAAAACATATTGCTATATCTTTTGTTATTATTAAATTTTCATTTGTAAAAGAAATATTATAACTTGCCAAAAATTCTTCTATTGTTTCAAATTTTGTTTTTGAAGCAATCCAATTTAAAAATTCATCTTTATCATAACTGTCATATTTCTTTAGATTGTCTTCTTCTGATAATGCTCTCAAGTTATCAATATGATTAATAAGGCTTAGATCATATATTTTGTGATCTATAAAAGCTTGTACAGGAAATATATGATCAACATGCCATGATTTATTTTCCAAACCAAGTTCTTTTACTTGTTGCATAATTTTTTCTTTTAATATATTTGGATGATATTTTAATAGTCTTTCGGTATTTGCAGACTTTTGACAATTTTGTTTAAATAGACATCTATTGATAATGTTTCCCAATCGTTTGCGAATTATTTTTCTATTTCTTACTTCTGCTCTATCAGCATTCCACTTGTAACAATTTTCACCACTTTTCTTGTTATTACCACAAATACGACAATTTTCAATTTTGTTGAAATTGAAAAGACCAGTTTTTGACATATTGCCGCAATGGCAAACATATTCAATATATGTTCTATCATTATCTTTGTTTACAAAAGATCTTACAAATTTAAACTTTTTTGTTTCACATCGTTTTTTTAACTCTTCATCTGTAACTCTATTGCTTTCTGCAATCTTTCTTACAGTACATTGGTTGCATCTAGCGCCAGCTTTAATTGATGTTAAAGATATTACATCTTTTACGCCGCATGAACATAAAAATTTCATAGGCGTATTATTGCTTGTGTATTTTTTTTCAAGAAGGACACAACCATTGTCTTCAAAAACAGTTTTTACTTGGTCATACGAAAACTTAATGTTACCAGCACAGAATCTACAACCTTGACCTCTTTGGAAATTATTCCATGTAATTGTTGTTGCATGACCATTGCCGCAAATAGCATTAATCTTAGTTTGTGAATTAACATACTTATCAGCAAGTGCTGTCCACCCACGATTAGCAAATTGATCTTTAACATACTCGATTGTAATCTTTGGCATGATAATCTCCTGTAAATCCATTATAATATAGACTCAATTTAAATCAAGCCACCATACGATAAACAAAAAACTTTTAACTTTGTACGACAGTTTGACTACTTCTAACTTAAGTCAACATAAAAAGAAACCGCCTGTTTCCAAGCGGTTTCAACAAAGTTAGCAATATTCAGAGCGTCATACTCTAAAATTGGCAATATTTAATCTTGCGTAAAATTTAGCTCCCTCACGAAGCAATTTTTTTCCGTATCGACAAAGTAGACCACGTCTTGGGCAGAATGATTCTGGGTCAAGAACGACTGGTGTCTGGGTCAATGGAACGTATGGGCAGTAGAAGTAACCGCTGTCCATATAAGAATCGCCCTTATAGCCCATGAGCAACTGATTGCTTGGGAAGAGTGGATCTTTGTATAGACGATAACGGTTAGCAACAGTACCAACATACTGAACGCCGAGTGAGCTTGTGAAAGTCTCAGAAGGTGCAGGAGCGAAACCAGCGGTTGCTGTTTCGAAGATTGAAGCAACTTCAGGTGAGGTCACGATGAAGTTTGCGCCGCCACGGAGGGTCTTTCTGTGGATGACGTTAGAAACTTCGATGATCTTAACATAAAGGGCTTCGTACTTTTCCTTAATGGTCTGACCGATTGCGGTTGAGAAGTCCCAAGCAGCGACAGTACCCGCATTGTTACGGAGGTCACCAAGAACTTCACGGTCGATTTCGAGGTTGATTTCCTGAGCAAGAACAGCGGTCAACTCAGCTTCAGCATCAAGATTGTGCTGTGAGCGGAGATCTTGCTGTGCTTCATAGGACCATACAGCCTTGAGCTTACGGGTCTTAGCAGCGATTTCTTCTGATTCGATAACAAGGTTGATTTCAGGAAGATCCTGATTACATTCCATGTTGTACTCATAAGAAATTGTGCAATGGTTTGGACCTGGAGCGCCACCAGTCCAAGCAAGAGTGAACTCGCCTGTGGTAAGGTCGATGCTACTTCCACCGGCAACTGCCTTTGGTGAAGGTGAGCCAATATCTGTGAATGAGAAAGTACCTGCTGTTGATACAACAAAGGTCTGAATAGCGGTTGAACCGTCATATACAGTACCAGTAATAGTACCAGCAAGAACTGGGGTGTGTTCAAGTGGGCTGAACACGCTTGTTGTATCATCGCCACCATCGGTGCTGGTTGATTCGTTGTTAATAAACTGTGAAGAATAATAAACATCGAGATTAGCAGTACCGTCAGCAAGCTGCTGGAGTGAATTCACATCATCGGTTGGGAAACCATTGTTATTGCTAGCTCCACGGATGCTACCCTTGTTGGATGAGTATCTGAAACGGAGATAGTATACCAAGCCGGTTGGCCCAAGTAGTGGCTGAACGCTAACGATTTTGTTAGCGATTAGTTGTGGATAGATGCGACGAACAAGTGGAATAGAAATCCTCTTGAACTGTGCAACATCTGCTGTATCGGTTGAAACTTCATTGATCAATCTTTGGTTTTCAAGAAGAACTGCGGTTGCAGCACGGGTATGAGTATCTTCGATACCCCTTAGAAGACCAGTTTTTGACCAACGATTCTCAAGTTCTTTAGCAGAATTTAGATACGCACTATTAAAACTCATTTTAATCTACCTTTCTTTTTTTTAAACTTTACTTTGATTTTTTAACACCTGAAAGAACCAAAAGATCGTTGTCGCCACCGTTATTGTATTCGGCAATTACCTGTACATTTTCGGTGACCAACTGTCCCTTCCCGCTTGCACTTCTTGACTTCATCATTCGCTCTTTCTGCTCACTGATAACCTTTGCCCTCTTACTTTCAGAAAAGGCATTACGGCTTTCATTGATCATGTTGGATGCTCTCTTAACATTTTCGTTCAGCTTGGTGTTTTCGGTGCTGAGACGGATGTTACGAGCTTCCATGATTCTTAGCTGACCACGAAGTTCATCGACTGACTTCTTTGCATCATCAAGCTTGCTTGATGTGGCGAAGAAAGCTTCATCTTCTGTGAGATAATCGCTAGCAATGTTAACGATCTTATCAAGTGCAACCTTGTGTTCAACCATGCGTGGATCTGAAAGAAGATCACGTTTGGCGTTTTCATAAATTTCGGTGCCCTTGATTTGAAGGAATTCGTCAACTTTATCAACGATATACTCTTTCATGTCGGCCAATTTCTTGTCGTACTCTTCGTAAAGATCGCTTTCAACGCTGTTCTTTGAACTGCGTTCAGCCAACAACATTTGGTAGGCCTCTTCATAACCTTCCTCAAGAGTCTTCTCGAATTCGCCTCTTTGGTCTTCGAGGCGAGCTTGAAGATCATTAATGATAGAATAAGCTTCATTATAACCCTGATAAGCAGTCTTTTCGGTATCAGAAAGCTCTGCTGAGAGACTCTGATATGCTTCTTCAAGGTTCTTGTTGTATTCTTTTTCCATTTGTTGACGGGCTTCTGCCAACATTTCAGACACTGCTGATGCGACTTCGGAAACCTGTTCCTCTGGAAGAATCTTCTTCAAAGAATTAATTATTTTGTCCATTTTTAAAATCTCCCCAAAATGTTGTTAGTTTGATTCTGAATAATTCCACCCAAGCAAGCAATTAGAGCTTCTTTGTTTACTCTATTTATGCTGTTGTTTGAATTTCTATCAGAAAAATTGTTAAAATTGTTGTAATTCTCGGTACTGTTGTAGCTTTCCTTGGTAATTTTCTGCTGAAAAGCTTGAAAAGTTGAAGGATCAGCCACTGCATCAAATGTAATTAGCTTGTAAGATTCACTAATAACAAGAACACCATTTGAGTCAACTTTGCCGCTTCCAACGCCACGAGAGGAAATACCAACTCTCACGCCATCGTTAATAAGGGCTTTAAGGATTTTACCATGTGGGGTGTTGAGAATTTCACCTTC